TGAATATATAGTTCTTCTTGCAATTTAAATGCTTCTAATTCGTGGGGTTGCTCATAGTATTTGATGTCACTTACATTCTTACCTTTGTAGTATGTTCTACCTGATTTAAGTGTAAGTGTACCCTCTACCCATTGTTTCAAATGCACTAATTCGTGTAAAAGAGTCTTGACATAATCAATATCTTTCATTTTAGAATGAAGTGAAATTGTAAAATCTCTAGGTCTGGAATAAGAAGTTGCATCTAAGTAACCATAACAATCATCCTTCATCAAACTACGATGAACGATGTCAATAGTGAGTTTATGTCTAGGTAAATACCTGTCTATAAACCAAGTGGTAATACTCTTACAGCGTTTCTTAGAATAACCATATCCAAAATGGTAGATGTAAGATTTGTTCCCCAATGTAGAATCCATAAGAAAGATAGAATAAAGATTAGTTTTTCCTTTGCGGTCATTTTTGTCATATTATCTCAAGTATAAGTATCCACCCGCCCATCCTACACATCTAGGGTCAGTTAAGAATAATAAGTCTTTTTTGTTGCAAAAACTAAATCTAACGTGTTTTGCGGGTGCTTTCCAAGATGCAGGTTTGAATACATCCCCAGTTTTTTTATCTACAAATGAGTGAACTGTAGTATCATTCCAATAACCAGTTTTTTCGTTATATTCTTCTCTGGTCACTTTAAGATACTTCTTACCTTCACTATATCTAAATCTGTCTAGGTTTGCTTTGCCTTGCATAATCTTTACAAGTTGCTCTGCTGAATAAGTACACTCTGGGTCACGTTGTAAGTTATGCTCTAAACTTCTAATAGTGTCCTGTTTGTAGTTCTCATTAAGAGCTTTGCAATAATCATCAACATATCTTTCAAGAAAAACCTGATTGGTTTTCTTTACTGATTCTCCGATTACTTTTTCCATAGTTGTAAGGGTCTTTTGTTTATACTACTATTATAGCACTAAAAAAGGGGGTTGAACACCCCCTTGTGACACTTATTCAACTGTCTGCTTTTTTGGGATTTCTACCCCCTCAACTGTTACACTTACAATCTCCTCATAGTTCTCATCATAGTTTTGTTTGATTGCATAACCTACCCATCTATCTGTGACGAAAATATATGAGTACTCTTGCCAACAATCTATTCGTGTGAACTCATCAAAAGTTTTACTCAAAACAGGTGCTTCATCATCCCCACCATAATAAGTAGGTTTTGGGTCAGCGATAGGTGTGAACTCTCCTGTCTCTACATTAAATGATGAGTCAGACCAACAGTTTGACATATTGCCACCATCTATAAGTTCAGATGCTTTCTCATAAGTATTGTAGTGTTCTTTAAGTTTAACACCTAGACCCTCTGGGTATCCATCAAAATGATGATATACTGAGAGTATTGAATCGTCAGGTAATAAGATACCTATTCTTGCTCTAGTTGACATAATAATGTGGTGGTTGTATATTGGGTGCGAGAAACAAAAACTTGGACTTACAGAACGTAATTTCTCTGCTGAACAAAGACAACCATAGATTCTTGCCCTAAGTTAATTAACTTATGTACTTATTATATAATGTCTAGTATGTTTATGGTGGGTTCTTGTGACACTTCTTGAACTGGATGATAATCTTGTATTCTTTTCTGAATTAAGTTACCATAGTCTTCATTGAGTTCACACCCAATATAATAACGATTAAGTGACTTTGCTACTGCCGCTGTAGTACCTGCACCCATAAATGGGTCAAGTATTGTATCTCCTTCTTCACTACCTGCTAGTATGCAAGGTTCGATTAAGTCAGGTGGATATGTTGCAAAATGCGCCTCTTTGTATGGTTTGACAGTAACAGACCAAACAGATCGTTTATTCTTTGTATTTGACACAACGACTTCATCAGTTTTTAACTCGTAGTAAGTCAATCCTTCATCCATCACACTATAATCATCTATGTGTTCTCTTACTTTCTTCCAATCTTCGATGCTTGGATATGAAAAACCAGACTCATCAAATCTAAACCAATGTTCTATTTTTGTGAGTGGAATATCAGTATGCTCTGCAAGTATTTTTGCTTTGGTTTTTGACCTTAAAAACTCAACTAACTCATTTTGCGTTGGTAATTTAGTGCGTACTGCAATTAAATTATCTCCACGATTTGCATGAATACCCTGTCTATGTTTTGCTTCATTCTCTTGTGTTACATATTTTCCATGTTTTGATGTCCAGACAGAGCGTTTATTCTTTGTTGTATATGATTTTGTAAGTCCGCTATGGGGTTGGAGTCCTGTTCCTTCGTTGTGATATTTTCCGTTGGTTCTATCTCTTGTTCCCCAATCTTTTGCGGGTTCTTTGATTGCTTCATTGTTGTAGTGATATTTTCTATTTTTACTGAACAAAAATATATATTCGTGTGACTTTGTACACCTATCTTTTACACTCTCAGGCATCGGATTTGGTTTATGCCATATAATATCTTGTCTCAGATACCATCCGTCTTTACGCATAGCAAATGCAAACATCCAAGGGATTCCGATTAAGTCTTTTTCTTTGAGTCCATCTAATTTGTTGCCACGTTTATTACAATTATCTGGTAAATCTTGATTTGTTTTAGATACAGATTGTTTTGGATATGATTGACCTTTTCCTGGTCGATAATTATAATAACTATCTCCTAGATTAACCCATAAAGTTCCATCATCTGTAAGAACATCCCTGACACCACGAAATACATTTACAAGATTATCAATATATTCTTCGGGTGTTTCTTCAAGTCCTATCTGACTATCTTGTCTAATTGCACCACATTTCGGGCAAACAGTTTTGTATATTGCATCGCCAACCCCTGCCATTTCATCGTGATTTTTGTGTCCAGTAATACAATTCTTAGGATTAACTTTAGTGTCTCTCCTATGATTACAATTAGGGTCGCCACCTATCCAAGTAGCAGTTCCATAATCTCTCAATCCGTAGTATGGTGGGGATGTCACGCAAGTTCTAGCACTCTGTGGTGTAAATTCACTTAGTGTTTCCTTACAATCTCCAAATAAAATTGTGTCTTTCATCGTTTTAAAAACTCATTCAAAATCCAAGAACTACTGTTCATCTTGTCATCGCCACCAACACCCCACTCAAAGATAACTCTTTCATTCTCTTGGAATTTAAGATACTCTGGTACATTGGTGTTTACTCTGTCTCCCCCATTACAGAATACCACTTTATCATACATTTGTAAACACTTGTAGATTGCCATACAAGATGAATTATCAGTATCATCATAAGTAATTGTTAAGTCAACTGGTTTGAGTTCCTTTACTATTGCTCTCCTCTCTTTCATTGGTAGGAAAAACTTACCTTTCTTACGAACTAACCACTCATCAGAATTTAATCCAACACACAAAGGTGTATGTGGATATAATTCTTTTGCATTTTTAAAATATGAGATATGACCACTGTGTATTGGGTCAAATCCACCTGTGACTAAAACTATTTTACTCATTGTGCTTTGTTTAATTTAAAATTAACTGATAATGTTTTTCTTATCTCATCATTTTCGTGAGAACTAACACCATGTAAAAGATGACTTGAGAAGAAAATAATATCTCCTCTCTTTACAGATGGTTGATGATGATTTGTATAAGATATTAAATCCTCATACTCCTCTGAAAAATTACAGGAATGTCTGTCAACAAAAAAGAATTTTCCAAAATCAATTCCATCATTTGCAAAGAATACACTTGATATATCAAGACCTGCGTGGTCGTGAATCTCTTGATAATAACCTCTCTTATATAAATTTAGCCAAGGGTCATACATTGTATAATCAAAACTTTTATTTAATTTTTTAGATAATAATTCTAAACTTGGTTTGAACAAATCAAGAAAGTCTTGCCATATAAGTGGTATCCTATCAACTTTACAATATCTTCCCCACTCAAAGAAATCATTATCTACTTGTTGAGTATTACATACATCATCAATTTTAGATATTAATTCATTTGAATTAGGTGCAGGGAAAACTGTATAAAATTCAGATGAGAATGGAATATTAATCATCGTGTGATAATTGTAGTTGCTGCCTGTCCTTTGTTGAAGATAGTATCGACTACTGCTTCAACCTTTCTTGCGGTAGTAATACCAACATTAGAGTAAACTGGTACACATACAAGACCGAATACTTTGTCAGCATCGCCCTTACGAATGACTCTACCGATTGTCTGACTAATACCTATGTAGTCCATCGAACGCATAAACAATACTGCTTCAAGACCATTGACATTGATACCTTCAGAGAGTATGCTGTGATGCAGTACAACAAACTTCTTTCCGTTTCTACCCCACTCATTAAGAGTATTGAAGAAAGTCTCTCTGTCAACCTTCTCCCCATCAATCATCGCACCTGTCTTTGCTGTGATAAACATATAAGAGTAACCACGAATAGCAAGTTGCTGTACGAAATCTGTCTGTGATACAAGTGCAACAATCTGTCTGGTTGACTTGGCACATATCAATACTTTGTTCTTGTCAAGATTGTCAATCGCACTAATCATTTGCTCATTGTCTCTGTCTGCAACTAACTCATCTTTCTTAAGTATTCTTGAACGATACACCTTGACTTTAGGTGGTAGTATGTAACCCTGCTTGACTAACTTTGGTGCGGGAACTTGACATATCACACCACCATATACCTCTGTCCAGTTCATACCTGCCTTGACAGGAGAACGACTATGCTTTGGTGTAGCAGTAAAGAAGTAACAACGATGTGCATACTGAGAGAAGTAATCAGTAGCAGGGAAAAAGTTTTTCTGAACTGAGTTGTGTGCTTCATCAAAGTAAATAGTATCAACATTGATACCACTCTCTTCAATCCTGTGTAGTGAATGATATGTTGTAAATATAATTCTACGACCACCCAAGTTCTGCTCAACAAACTGCTGTATTTGAAATGGATTAGTGCTACTGAATACACCTTTGATTTTACCACTATGAACGTGCATTACATCAACATCATTGTACTTCTCATCAATGATTTCCATAAATTCGTGTGATAGTTGCTCTGCAAGTAGTATGCGTGGTGCAACGACTACAATCGTACCAAAATATTCTAACTGTCTGACAGCATCCATAATCATACAGATAGTCTTACCACCACCAGTAGGAACAATGACTTGTCCTTTGTCGTGGTCTGTCATTGATTGAATTGCTTGCTCTTGATGTGGTCTTAATTGCATTAGTGTTCTTTAGATGTCTTTATTATAGCATTAAAAAACCTCCTGTGCAGGGGGTTGTGACAGTTATCTAACTGGCAAAGAAAGATTCTATTCCCACAGGTTCTCCAAAACTATAATCATAAGTAAGTGCATCGTGACAAACATAATGCGGG